AATTGTAATTAATGCATTATATTTAGTAGTCTTAGCTGCAGCATCATAATACTCTTCAAAGGTTATTGACTCTATGTCTGATAAATCTACAGTGTCTGTAGATCCCTCTGGGTCTTTTTCTTCGTTATCTCCAGGTGGATTGTCCCCACCAGATCCGTCTCCAGGATAAGGACGAGATACTTGCTTAGAATAAATATATCCCGAATCATTTTTAAGAATAGCTTCGTCTGGCCTTAGCCACAATAGGTCTGGGTCTGTAGTTTTAAGCACAACCTTTGACGTCTTGGCTATATTCTTAGACGGTATTCTTTTTATAGTTTTTTTATTTACTATATCTTGTGATCCTATTGTCATTTTAATATTATACCATTTAGATAATTACAGAGTTCTGCAAGTAATCGAGGTAGAAATCCCTTCTAGAAAAGATTGGCTTACGTTAGTAATAATCATTTTTTGAGTTTCCTGAAGATTTTGATATGCATATTTAACTGAAACTATGTCTCCCACAGAAAGCATTGGGTTTCCAAAGGTCTCTATTTCTATAATCTTTCCTTTGTTTACTGCCTTTGTTTTAATAAATTCAGCAAGATTTTTTACATCATATTCTGACTGAAGCCACCTAGATTCAAATATTACGGGCTCCTTGTTTGCATACTCACTGCTGGTATCTGTGGAGTACTCCATAGTTCCAGAAGGGTATAAATCATTTCCTATTACGTATAAGGAGGCTAGTGCACCATCGCTTAAGGGCACAGTTGAGGAAGTATTGTTTAGCACATAAGCTTCTGCTTCAAAATTAGAAATCTTTTTACCAATCAGGCTAACTGCTTGGTTGCTACCAGTAGACCATTTAATTGGGAATGCTGGTCTAGAATTTAATTTAGTCTTTACATAATAGATCTCTCTCACAACTGTTCCAAAATCATCTACCGTCTGGTTTTTAAGAACTGGATCGGAGTTTCCAGTATTATAAATTAAATCTCCAAAACTCATGTCAAGTAAATCATCTGAATATTGGCCAGCATATAAGTTTCTATTGTTATAGGAAGTTTCGTACTGGCTTACATCTATGTCTGTGCCGTATACGTAGTCTACTGCTATCTCGCCAGACCCGCATGCCAATGCTACGGTTTTAGTTGTTGAAAGGATTGAATTAACTGTGGTTCCAGAGGAAGAGCTTACGTCTACTGCCGTAATAATAAATCCGTTAATGTATGCATTAATATAAACCTTGCTACCAGAAACTTTTACTCTAACGTCGACATTGTATTGAGTTCCACCAAATACTCCCTCAAAAGTTGTAGTAGATGTTTTTTGTGAATCAGCTAAGGTTTTTATTGAAGACCCGTCTGCCTTTATAATTCTAACTGATTTAGTCTCTTTTGAAACAGCAGACTTCGTGGTTTCTAAAATAACATAATACCCAGTTTTTCCTGTATGGTTTACAAAAAATCCCAAACCTGCGGAAACACCTTTTGTGTTAATATCTGTGTCTAAGAATATACTTGTACCAAAAGCATAATATTTTTCTGATAATAAAGGTGAGGGCAAGCCGTATGTTGGAAGAGATGAGTTTGTTGTTGATGTAGACAAAGACATTCCTTCAAAATTTCTATAAGCAATGTTGTATTGATTTTTTGATGTATTTGGATTCGACATCTTGAAATAAGATTTACTTGGATATATTTTTGTTGCAGAAACTGGATTTGAAGAAATAGTTGCTGCATTCGTAATGCTAGATAATGTAAACTTTCCACTTCTCATTACTTTACCTGAAGAAGATCCAGACTTTGGGGTTACTTCAAAAAGGTATCTTCCCAAACTTAAATTAGATATTGTAAATGGAGGATTACCAGTTGCCGCAGGCATATTTACTACCTCTTCAAAAATTTCGCTAAAAACACTTCCTCCATCTGATTTCAAAGCTTTTATAACGTACGAAGTTGGCACTGTTGTGGGAACTACAAAATCAATAGACACACTACTAGATGTAAGTTGTGTAACCCTTAAGTCATAAAATAGATCCCAGTTTGTAGTAGTTCCAGTTGATGTAGACTTTTGGGACGGATCAAATGTAACGTTTCTTAATTCCCAATTTCCTAGATTACTGTTTGCGGCATCATGTTTAGCTGCCACGGTTCCCAGGGCCCCTCTTTTTTTAATTCTGTATCTTCCGCTTGGTTTAAAGTATGCGCTAGAAGAAGGATTATTTACATCTGAGTAACCAGCTTTACACAAAGATCTGTATTTATTTATATCTGCTGCAGACTCTACGTTTACTTTTCCAGTGCTTCCATCTAGAAATACGCAATCATATTCCATTGCATCATACTCAATAATTTCTGAATCTATAAGAACATATCCAGAAAAATTATAAAAAGATTGTTGCTCTGCATATACGTCTGTTGTTTGAGAATCAATAGTCAGGTAAGTATTTTCCAAAGCGCTGATATCTTGAGATAATCCTCCTGCGCTTAATAATGTAGTGGGAGCGTTCCAAAGAGATCCAGAAGTACCAATATAATCTGAAGTCATCTGTGTTTCCCATAAAACTTTTACGTAGTTTGCTCCAACAATATCTTTTTTATTAAAGCTAATAATGTTTGGAAGAGTGGTGTCATCTGCTTCATTATAAAATGTCCAGGATATAGCTCTTGCTGTGTCATAGATATAATCTCTGCTGTAAAACTGCAGTATATTATTTTCATCAAAGAATGCATTCATTTGAATATCTCTGCACAACTCTTGAATTGCTTCCCAAACTGTTTTTGAATCATCTGTCCACCAATAATTTACTTGAGGAATTGATTTTTCACTTGTTGCATTCAAATTAAACCTGTAGCTAGCAAAACCTATTGAGTCTAGAAGTCTTCTTATAATTGCAGTTACGGGATAAAATTCACACACAATGTCTGGGCATACGGTTTCCATTAAATACTTAGAGCCATCTAAAGAAAATATTGCTGCACTTCCATACTCATCTATATTAAAATCGTTAATATAATAGAACCCTTGGGATACTTTATCGTAAGAACCAGCAACGGTTGTTGCGTTGCTATGGTACACATTAAAGAATGGGCGCAACTCAGCATTTTTTACTAGATACAGCAATGAGCTATCAAACTCAACGGAATCTCTAACATAAGAAACTATTTGAGATGTTACCTGATTATATTTAGCAATATTTGCCGACATGCTGTTTGCGGTAACAAATCCTACTGGGAGTACGTCTGTGGAAGAAGATGAGGATTCTTTGCTTATATCAAAATCAACTAAGTCTGAGGATATGTCCTTTACCCATCTTGCTGACAATTCAATTACCCCAATCATTCCTCCAAGATTTGAATTTGTTGCAGTAAGTTTAATTGATTTAATTGAGACTGGAGTTGAGTAAGTTATTGGCTCTACCAAAGCTGTGTTTACCCAAGAAGTTCCATTATAGTTTAATACAATATTTCCGTCTGTTGGTGTAGAAAATGGACCAACTGATTGAGTTGTATTGTCAGACTTAGTAATTAACAAGGAGTAGTTGGTTGGGAGGAAATGATTTTTTTCAAATCTAATTACAATTTTATTTGATAAAGCATTTTTGTTTCCTTCAATAACCGTGTCTTGCTTATACTTTACAGTTAGATCAATGTTAGTATTTTTTGCTCCTAGCCAATATTTATACTCAGTTTTTTCTCCAGGAATATATATTCTTGGCTGAGTTGAGGGATATTGAACTGTTCTATACTTTGAAAAACTATTCGCTGGCGTATCTACGGATGAAAAAACATAATATTTTATACCTGACTCCAGTGGTCTAAATGGCTTTATTATAGAGTCTACGGGAAACAATTTTTTATAAGGGTTTGGTTTTCCTGAAGGCCAATCAGAAATTTGAGAAGTGTATGAAGAATCTGCCGTTGCTGAAGAAACAGTTATTCCATCAATCATGGAATTCATGTTGTACTCTATAACCAAACCAGCATCTGAAGTTACTGATTTTTGCTGTTTAAATAAATTAAGCAAATTGGTTTTATTTGAATCTATCATTATACCTGTTCCATTGTAAGAGATACGTTCCAGAATTCTTGAGCAGTATCTGTTGAATTTTCTTTTACGTTTCTTTTTACTATTTCAAAAGAACATGCGGTAAATATCATTTCCATTGTTTTTGTGGTTCCGCCATACACTATGGATACATCAAAAGTAGATCTTCCAGACAAAGACCCAGAGGCCTTTGCTGCGGTGCCGTCATAGAAAGACTTTATGTCTACCGCTCCATAACCTCCGTCTACAGTCATTGTTGAATGAGAAGGAAGCATGGACCAGGAAACACTTATGCTTTCTTTTTCTGAAACAAAGAACTTACGCATTGTTCCATTTGCCATTCTTTGAGTTTTTTCAATTCTTATCTTGCTTAAAAATACGGGTTGTCTATTATGCTCAGATAAATTTATTGTTGAGTTAAGTTTTAATAAAGAGCCAACTGGCAATACCATTGCTGTCATTATACTGACCTCCCTCCTGCTAATACCTTAATTCCTTTTTGCCTTGCCATTTCTTCAATTTGTGCAAAAAATTCTTTAGGATTATTTGGTGCTTGTGCAAAATGAACTGGCATTGATTGAATAATAACTGAAGAGGAGGAGGAAGATTTAGATGCATACACAGATCCTCCAGATTTATATTTAGGAACTGAATTAACTACTGGTCCACCCATTGACATTCTATTAAACTTTGGCATTGAAAGATTTTTACTTCCTACAAGACCTCCTTTAGAAAATGTTTTAACCAATGTTATGTTTCCATCTTCAAGAACCCTGAACTGATAATTTTTTAAAGTACTATCAGATATATTTCCAGATTGCAGAGTAAATTGAGTTCCACTCTTATATCCCTGTTGATCTGCATATTTTTTAATTTTCTGTCTATCGCTATTCATTCCCATACCACTGAAAGGGGAATTCCATCCAGCTGGGTTTAATCCAGCTACTTTACCGCCAGATATAGGTGCACCAAATGTTCCCTTGGTGTTAACAATTTCTTGTGCGGTAATATAAACTTTATCTGCTTGAAGAGCCTTGCTAAGTTCTGTTGGCATATAAGACTTTGCAAGTTCTTCTGGGGTCTTATCTCTATATGAAAGTCTTCCTCTAGTTGTCTTATATTCAACAATAGTATCTTGTTTAGCGCCCTCATGACCTACCGCTTCTCCAGATTTTACAACAGCAGCAGATTCACCTCTTATATCTTTTTGCTTTAAAGCAATTGCCATTTGTAAGTTAGTCACTGCGGCATTGAATGTGTCTATTGCTTCTTTTTGTTTATTAACCTTTGCAGTTAAAGACGAAATTGATTCTGCGGCAATAGATGCTTTGTTTGCTAAGTTTTCTTCCTTTTCAGATAAACTGCTTCTTATCTTTTCTAACTTTGCAATATCAGCAGCTTCTTTATCATCAATTGCCTGTACTGCTTGTGATGTTTGCTGTTGTTTATTTGCTGACTTAATATCTAATTGTGCTTGCGCTGCCTTTGACATATCTCCAGAAGCTAAGGCATCCTGATATTCTAATTGCTTTTTCTTTATTTGAGTTAAAAAGTCTTCATCTTTTTGTTGTTGAGAAAGAGCTTTACGTCTAGCATCGGCTTCTTCTTTAATCTTTTTAATTCTGTCATCAATTGCTTTGATGGCTTTCTTTGAATCAATCTGTTGCTGTACAGACTGACCTTTTGCAGCATTCTGAGCATTTTCTAATTGTTTTTGGTAGAGTTCTAAATCCTTATATTGTGATTTTAAAGCACCTTTTTTATTAACAATTTCAACATTTATTGCAACTTGATTAAACATTGTATACAGTGCTTTAGCTTGCTGAGCACTTACTTTTAGATCCCCAGTAAATCCTTGTGCGGCTAATCTCATTTTCATAAACAAACTTAATACAGTATCTTGTGTAGTAGCAAAATCTCTTATAAGTGGATTTTGTTTTGCCAGTTCATCTATTAATCCTGAAGTAAGTCGTTTTTGACCACTAACACTTGAAGTAATGCCATTAAGCATTTCTTGTTCAGCTTCATATCTACTTATAACTTCAGTCTTTCCAGTTTTATCAGCCTTAGATTTCTTTTCGCTTTGAGTTACAATATCTCCTATGCTTCCTTCAACTGCCTGTAAAGCTGTATTTAAAGCAAGGGCTTGTGTCTTTGCATTTTCAAATGACGCTGCTTTATTAAATGATTCCATTGCTTGTACTGCTGCTGTTTGAGCATCAATTATTTTATTAAAGTTAGCGTTTCCAACTGTAGCCACCGCTGCTTGTGCAGCCTTATTAGATAGTGTAAAGGCTATGTAAATCTTTTTAGCTGCCTCGTCTGCAGACATTCCCGCAGCAACAAATTGTGTTTTTAATCTTTCCGCCATGGCCGCTAAGTCTCCGTCTTTGGCGTTGTCAATCATTTTAACATAATCTGACATTGTAGATTTAACTTCTTTTCTTAAATTCTTATATTGCTCAATAGTCATCTGAATAGGCTGTCCAGCACTCTTCATGCTTTCATACATAAGCTTGTTTTTTTCTGTAACCATCTTTACATTGTTTATTGAATCTTTTATTTTAGCATTGTAGTCAACAAACTTTAGACCAGCTTTTGCTGCTGCTTCTGATGTTAGTCCATAACTTAATGCATTTAGTCTAAGTGATTCGTTGTGATTCTTCCACGCCTTAACTAAAAAGTAGACTGATGTTGCAGCTATAGTTAGAACTATATTAGTTTTTGTTAATATGCCAACCATTCCCATAAGAACTTTAGAAACCTTAGATCCTTGAGCTGCAGTATTTGCAAGAGATGCACCAAATTTAGTATTACTTATCATTGATTTATCTAATTTATTTCCATAGAATCTTTGTGCTTCTTGTGAACCTTTATCCATTCCAGGTCCTCTGCCAGCCATTAACATTCCTGGAAGCATGAACCCAGCCATGCCTCCTACCATTGACCCAGTCTCTCCACCAACTTTAGAGCCCAAGGCCGATCCTCCTTGTGACGCAAGCATTCCAAGCCCCATGGATGCTATCATTCCCCCAGCATTATATCCTCTAGGAGCAGCCTGTAAACCCCCAACCATTCCACCTCTGTTGTATCCCATTTTCCATTTTCTGGTCAATGCTTCTGAGCGTGGGTCTGGTCCTAAATATCTTGGATTAGCCCATCCTTGTGCTAATTTCTTTAATGGCATTCCTAAAAATGCTTTTCTTCCGTGTGATGGCATTGAATAATTATTTGGACTTATTCCTCTTGCGGCAGGATTAAAGTTCATTCCACCAAATGGAAGTCCCGCTGCAACGTGTCCTCTTTCTGCACCAAATACTGATTTTATTGTTTTGCCAACTCCAAAAGCTGGAGATGGTTTTCTTTGTGACTCTGGGTAAAGTTCCTGCATTTTTTCATAATGTGGCTTTGCCATTGATTGAGGTATTCCACCACCAGTTGAAATAAATGGTTGTGGTACTTTTTGTCCGTCAAATCCAACATTTCTAACACTGCCTTTTTTAACACCTTTATTTTTTTCATTTCTTTGGAATCCTAATGACATTATTTCTTCTAAGAAAGAAACTTGTCTTCCTTTTGCTGGGCTAAATCTTTTTACTTTACTGATATGTTTATGAATAATTCCTGAAACAATTTGATCATATTGTTTTGGAGTTATGTTTCCAGACTTCATTAAAGTCTCTCTTACTTCTTTTTCCATAGGGTTTATGGCAAATTGTAAACTTTTTTTATCGTATCCTAAATTTGTTCCAATTTGATACAGAAGCCCTCCTGGGTGCATTCCCTTTTTACGCATTTGCATAAAGTCATCTGAAAACATTTTTCCAGGTATTGTATTTCCTGGCGGAAGCCCTAGGCTAGATCTTCTTCCCTCTTGATCTGGGTGTGCAAGAATAGCATTCATCTTGCTTCCTTGCCAAAGCATTGTTGCTGGCAAGAACTGTCCTCCTGAATTTAATTCGTTTCCGCCAACCCCTGGACCGTTTATAGCATATAGTGATTTTATATTCTTTTGGGCTGTGTAGGGTTCAATTACTGCTTCTCCAGGAGTAAGTACTACTGGAACTTCTCCGCCCTTATTCATTCCCATCATTGGCCCAAGAATATCCATATTTTCTGCTGTAGCTTGTTTGTTTACAACAAAAGCTCCTGCTGGTAGAGTAGTGTGATAAGTATCTGTGTTTCCAGTTCCAGGAACAATTCCGCCAGTATTCATTTTAGGAATAGTTGTTTCAGTAGAATAACCTGCTCCATAAGTTCTTACTCCGAGAGCTCTAGCAATTTTATCAATTATTTGAGCAGATGGTCTTTTTGCTCTAAAAATTTCTTTAATATTAGCTTTACCTTTAGGGCTGACAACTGGTTGATTTATCAAAGGAACTTGTGTTAAGTTTGCAGTTTTACCCATACTAGCAGCCATCTGAGAAGTTGTCTGTGACATTAACATTTCTAGTTCAGCATTAATAGCAATTATTTTTGCACGAGCAGCATCAAGATTAATTTTTCCTGCTTTTAATTGAGCTACTACTGCTGCGGATTGGCTTGCAGCATTTGTTGTTAATTTAGTCATTGCTGGAAGCAACTGGCCGAATGTGCTATTTATGTCTGCACTAAATGTACCAGTTCTAGCAATTTCTTTCTTTAAATCAGCAACTTCTCTTTTTGACATCATAGATAAAGTTCCCATTAGTGCGTGCCACTTAGCTGCCTCTCCAGCAACTATTCCAGTTGACACTCCCCTTGATGTAGTTAGTCCTTCAATTTTTGGCAGATCTCCTGATGCAAATATTTGAGGAACAGCACCTATTTTTTGATTTACAGGTATTGGTTGTGGTGTAAATGAGTGAATTGTTTGATTATTTTTTTGATCTTTTGCCATTCCCGAAACTGGGTTGTGGTGTGCTGCTGCTCTAGTTCCAACTGCTCCTACATAAGCGCTATTAGGGTTTACTGATCTTCCGCCTGCTGCGATAACAGAATTTCCTGCCATTGTTGATACGCCTGGATTTGTAGCTATAATTGCACTCTTAGCATCTGTTGCAAGTCTATTGTATGATGAAGAAAGTCTACTTATTGATTGCTGAAGAATGTCTGCTGCTTTTGCGTCACTGTAAAAAGTAGCCTCTACTAAAGCTCCTGCTTTATTTGCAGCAAGAATGTCTGGTGTAAGAAGTTTCCATCCAGCACCACCTTTAAATAGCGCTCTAAATTGAGACGCTCCTTTTATTATGTATCCAAAGAAGTTTGCAAGTACACCAGTTAACATAATTAAAGGTCCTGCAACTGCTGTCAGTCCTCCAAAGAAGGCCAATAATGATTTTAATGGAGCAGGCAGTTTATCTATAAACTTTAAAATTCCACTAACAATATTTATTAAATGAGTATTGATTGTTAAGAACTGTTCTCCAACCCCAGCAAGTTCTGCTCTTAATGATTCTAAAGCTCTCTTGTATTTTCCAGAAGCAGACTCTGTAACCATCGCTAACTCTCGTCCAGCAATATTAGCTAAATCTAGAGAGCTTGCTTTCATTAAATCCATTACTTCTAAAGTTTGACTTCCTTGTTTTCCTAAATTTTCAAACAAAGCACTAATTCTTGCAAACTGGAATTTTCCAAACAGTTGCTCAATTGCTTGAGATTTTTGTAAAGGATTTAAATTATCTAACCCTGCCTGTAAAGCTAATAATGTATCGGTAACGTTTCCAGCATTATCATTTACAATTGCTTTTAAGTTAATTCCAAATTCTGAAAATTTAGCAACAGCTACATCTGTTGGGTTAATTAAAGAAGCTAGTGCAGACTTAAGAGCATTTGCTCCTTCTGTTGCATTAATTCCGCCTTCTCTCATTGCTGTTAAATACAAAGCAAGATCTTGAACACTTCCTCCTAGACCTTTTATTACTGGTCCCGCTTTAGGAATTGCTTCTACTAAATCTCCAAGAGTTGTTGATGTCTGGTTTTCAACTGCGTTTAAAAAGTTAATTGATTCTGCTAACTCATCTGTGTTTTGCTTAAAAGCTGACTGAATTGCAAGTGTAGCTTTCATTGCATCTTGTCTATCAACTTCACCAAGAACTGCAAGACGAGTTGTTTCTTTAATAGATCCTAAAAGATCGTCTCCCTCTTTTCCAGTTGCAGCAATGTCCGCTGCCAAACCTAGAGTTTCTTTAAATGATGCTCCATATCCTTTTGCCAACTCTGATGCCGTTGCTGAAACATCTGCTCTTATTTTTGCTAACTCTAAAGATGATTTAGCAGTTAGTCCTCCATAAACTTTAGTTAATCTAGTTAATTCTTGATCTGCAGTTCTAAATGCATCTGCTGAAGCTTTTCCAAATGCCGCAAGTGGTATGGTTAATCCTACTGTTAACTGACGTCCTGCCCACTGAGTATTCTTACCCCAGTTAATTAAAGAGTTTGCTCCTTCTTGAATTACTCTGTTCATAATTTGCAACTCTTGTCTTGCTAAAGCTGTTCTGTTTTTTACTTTGTCTAATCCAGTTGGAATATGAACATTGTATTGCATTAATCCTTCAGAGTTTTTACCTAGTGGTTGTAATATAGCATTCTGTAACTGTACTTGTTGAGCAGCTAACTGTCTTACAATTCCGCTATTTGTTTTTACATGTCCTTGATATACTTGAAAGAATTGTCTTAATTTTATTTGACCTTTATCTAATTGAGATCCAAATTTCTCTACATCAGATTGAAGGTTTACGAAGTGGGTAGAAAATTGCCCAGTGCTTCTCATTGTTTCTGCAAAAGAACGGTTCATTACCGCCGCTTGCGCTGAGAGGTTTTTGTTTGTTGCGTTTAGTTTTGTCTGTAAATTAGTTAAGGCTGAAGAAACCTTGTTTAAGTCTACAATAAGGTTTGAAAAGTCTGCCGTAGCGACTATTCTGGTTACTATCTGATCTTCAGCCATCTATATTATTTTACACCCTTGAGTATCCTAAGCCTGCGTTAATTCCAAAGCCTGCTTCAGCAGCATAACTTCCTTGTAGTGAGACTACGTCGTCTGCACTTGCCTGTATACCCAGAGCCTTTCTTTTTATATCCTCAAAACTATTGCCTTCTTCTACGGAGCTTTCGTTTAAGTTAACTCCTTGCAAAGATGCTAAAAACTTTCTTTTTTCATCTTCTGTTTTGTGCATAGATTTAAAGGTTTGAATTATTTCTGGCATTGAAAGATTTTCTTCTAGTTCTTCGTAGTTTTCTCAATTACCTAAAAGAAAAACTTCCCCTAAGAGAGCGGCTAAATCGAGTTCTGACCAACTAGAGCTCGTGCCGCTTCCAGGTTTGGGTCGTCAAGTTTAATTCCTCCGCAAACTTCAAGAATTCGATTAATTGTCGGCATGTCTAGTGCGTCTTCTAATTTATCCCTGTCTGCTACTAATTCTGGTACTTGTGACTCAATTGCAATTCCGCTTGCTGCAATTAAAATTGAAAGTGTTTCATCTTCATTTGCTGCAGTTTCTGTCTTTTTAATTTCTGCCATGAACTTTCGCAATGCTTTAATTGTCAATGGTTTTAGCTTGACCTTTGCTCCATTTTGAAGTTCAATTTCTTCTACATCATATACTGTTGTTGCCAATTTATCCTCCTTGGATAGTTAAAATTATTATAACATATAGCAAACATAAGGGCAATAAAAAGCCCCCCAAATAATGGGGGGCCTCTATTAATTAATTTATATTAATTAGTTCCAAGTACGATCTACAATTAAGCCGTATTCTGCACCTGCATCAGCCGATGCTCCTGATGGAAGCAAACGGAATGTTACTGGGAATGTTGATGCTGCGTTACGAGCCAAAGAGAACTGTGACTGTTGTACAGAAAGAACACGACGAGCATAATATACACGCTCTGTTTGTGATGATGCTGTAGTTGTTGGAGCTTGTCCAACTGCAACTAATTGACGCTCAACTGGAGCCGCACCAAGTGCACCTGCCTCAAGTCCAAGTGTTGTACCGCCTCCTGTTAGTGTTGATTGCTTTTGTCCGAATACCGCAAGAACGTTCTCAAGAGTACCTTCTGCGAATTCTGTTGCAATCATAACCTCCATAGCAGACTTAAACAGCTTAGCTGTATCAAGTAACTGATCTACAGTCACTGAGTCGTATGTTGGGTTGTAAGTAATTTGCAAACCGTTGTTTGTAAAACCTACGTTACGGTATGCAGCACCTGTTGTTGCTGTTGAACCTGATGTTGTATCTACTCCGTTAAGAGTCGTAATGTATGACTCTCCTGCGACGTATGGTCCTGGTGTTGCTGATGTACCATTTTTAAATGCTGGAACTGTCTTGTTACGTCCAGTCGCGCCTGAGACGGCAGTACCTGGAACCATGTTTTCTACATATCCTGATGTAGTTGAATCTTCTACTGATAAGAACAGTGGAGATGCACCAACAAGAATATTTCTAGCGTTACCTGTATTTTGTGCCATTAATTTATTCCTCCTATATATATATACATATTAAAATCTTTTAATCAAGCTGGCTAGGCTTCTTTCCTCTAAGGCAATTATACGGAACAAGTCAACCAAAAGCAACTTATAGAAATCTGCCTACTCCATCTACCATCCTGGCATACTTTACTTCTAAAATGACATCTGAGGACATTAGACCCTGCATTTCCTCTGATGGCTCTGTTGGGGATATATCGGCTACAAAAATGCTAAAAAATTTGAATTTATTAGACAGGCTTGCAAACCTATTTACGTCTCTTGCGGACTCATCTACCCTTCTAAATTCATCAATCATAAAATTCCTAATCTCATTGATTTCTGAAACATCTGGGGAGTAGATAGTAAACAGTATCTGCTCACAGCAGACCATCCAATTGTCCTCATATGAGGTTCCAATTTTGTCATAAACTATATGTTTTTTTCCACTCAAAAATTGATCCATTTCAGATACCTGTTGGACTGGAATAATAGGAACTATCTTGTCGTTTATACTATCGCTAAAATATTCGTTCTCATCAAATATTTCAGCTGCCACCAATTTAGACCATAAAAATTTTCTTATTTCTAGAATTGCATCTAGTTTATAATTTGCTGTCATATTAATGACCCCCCAAATGACATCTCTACTGCTGAGTCCGCCATGCTTCTAATTGAATTTGGAGAAAATGAATATTGAACTGTTTTAATTGTTGCTGGTATTTTTAATGCTTTCATTGAAGCTGAATTAAATATATCTTTAAATCCAGATTTTTTAATAGATAAACTTACAAGGTTCCCACTAAAAAATCTTGAATATTGTAAGGTAAATTGATTTTTAACACTAGGTCCTCCTGGCCTTTTAACGGTCACTGAAGCCCCTTTGGGCATAAAGACTGTCTCACCATTGGATTCAAATACTAGCCTCTCAGAATGGCGTGGAGCAATTTTAAGAGCCATTCCTGACTCCATCACAGACGCTTTGTTTTGAAATACGTGTTTCCTTTGTTTTTCTGGTCCAGGGACAAATGTTTTTGATGGCTCAAATTTAAAATTAACTTTAAAAGATATTCCTGCAGAATCTAAAGATGTTAGACTAAACAATCTATCATTTGCGCTTCCAGTCTTACCCCATTCATATACATGGTGAAATGCTTTTGGCTTTGATCTTGCTTGTGAATCTATGTATTGCCCAAAATCTTTTTCTATTTGATTAAACACTACCTTTTTAAAAGTACTTTTAAATTTTTTGCTATTGCTTAATTTGGCAACTACATTTGCTTGATAATATAAGGCAGCAGAAATTTGTGCAATATTACTGTCTTGAATAATTCCCTTTGGGCTTTTGTTATACATCAATCTTTCAAGACCAGAAGCTGCTTGAAGCAGCATTACGTTAGATTCCAATTTGCTGATTCTCCGATCTCTTTAGAGAAGAATTATAACCAATTACTCTACCAAATGGATCTGTTATAGGACTACTTCCAATAACTTCAAATACTGTGGGCGTCTCTGATGGGTAGTCTTGCTCTGTCCAAATTGATTTTCCGTCCCTGTCTTTAATATTTGAAACCTTGTACCTTAAAGATATTTTGCTTTCAGTACGAACTTGAATATTTTGCTCGTTTTTGTATTTGTTAGAAAAGGATTGAGTGTCTCCAGATCTAGAAGTTGAAGAATTACTTATAATGCTTTTTGCATAGCATGGAATTGTTGAATAATAAGACCATTCTTTTTTTATAGCACCAGTATCATCATCTTGAATATCTGTTTGTCTATAGATATCCAAGTTCATAGGCAACATGGACTGTATTAAATCTATCATTAAATTACTACCATATTATTTAAAACATATGAGCTTAGTAACTGGTCTGCGTAGGCGTTTCCAGTTCCAGCATATGCGCTAGAGCTATATTCAAATTTCCAATCAAATGCTTGAACATTTTTTGCGTATTTGTTTCTCCAGACAGAATCTTTAGAAAAATAATCTTTCATTAACTCAATACAAGCTTGGCTAACTTCTGTTGGAACCCTATCCCATCCAAATTCACCATGAATTGTGTATCTAATATTTTTTCCAAATAAAGAACCTTCGCTATCATTAACGCTAGGTGGCACAAATCCATTTGCAGTATAAACTGCATTGTCTATTGAATTAGTTTTATTTATTCTAATTCCAAAACCAGTTTCTGAAATAATTGGATCAAATATCCAGTTGTTGACAGCAGGAACAGATTGATTGTCAATTAAAAGGATATCGTTAGAATACAGTTTATTTAGTTTATTTATTTTATAAGGTAATACTAATACATCTGAGTCTGATCCGTATATTACTTCTACGTCTTGGTATAAGTAAAACTCTTGACGTGTATGTCCTTCTATAATTTTTCTAGCATATCTCTCTGCAGATTGAATCTCTTGATAATTTTTATAATTTGGATCGCTAGGGTCTGATCCGAAATTTAGATCTTGCAAATGCTCATTAATGTTTATGTAAGGAGTGACTACATCGACATATGATGCATGGTATCCCTCTGTTCCAGAAATTAAATACGACCAAACTAGCTTGAAACTTCTATTTCTTTCCGTATAGTTAAAAGGCAATATAACTTGATACGATCCAGAATCTGTTTCTACGCTAGTGGCCGTAAGTGTTGTTAAGATTGTAGTTGGGGAAATGGCAGGGACTATAGAAGGATCTTCTGTAACATCGTAAACTTTTACTGTAACTGTGTCTGGGCTGACAAGTTCAGACTCCCAATATATTTTGCTTTTTATTGGAGTCCTGCTATTTACATAAATCTCTGCCATTTTAAAAGGTTAAATTAACTGTAGAAGTCTTGAACTTCCCTTGGGGTAGCTAATCTAAAACCTTCCTCCTTATCAAAAATTTCTTGAGCAGCTTCTGAAGACATTGCAACGAATGGATGTTCTTTTGTAAAAGTAAATCCTAAAGCATCGTATCTATGATTGTCTCTTTCCATCTTAACTAACAAAGAATTTGGATCTACTTCCTGATTTAAATCAAATCTTGGTAATACTTCAATTTCTTCTTTAGCGTCTTCAACATCTTTAATTGCTTTACTATACACTTCCCAGGTTACCCCGTCTTCTGTTAGCGCCGCAATAATGTCGGCTTTTCCTTTTAAATCACTTGCGTCTACGCCGAAGTCTTCGGCTGCCTTTTTTAATTCAGATAATTTCAATGTCTCGAATGACATATGTTCTCCTTTTGGTTAGGTCGTTTAATTATATCACTAGTAAATTCAAATGAAAAGCCCCCAAATTAAATTGGAGGCTTTTCTTTAGATAAATAGATTATTTCTTAATTAAGAAGCAACCTTAACATCTTTTACAACTACCCAAGCATCTGGTTGTTCGATTTGAACGCCAACTCGAGTATACATTGTGTACTCAATGGAGTCCTTACGAGGCCAGAAGAATCGGTAAACAGTTACATCGCGCTTGATACCAATAACTACGTTATTTGGGAATGTCAAGTGGATATCTCCGTGTGAACCTGATGGGCTTGCATATGTACCTGTTTGTGTCTCAGGAAGAAGTGGTACCTCAACAATTGGAATACCAAATGCGAAAGGTGCTACATATCCTGCTGCTCCACCAAGTCCTGGTGTTGCTCCACGAATAACGCTTGATGCGATATCTTGTGGGATTGTGTTGTTGGTACCAATGCTGTTAGCATATAGGAAGTCCTGAATTAGGTTTGATCCTGCTAAAAAGCGAAGGTCTCCACGACGTTGCATATATTTACGTGGCATTGCTTTCAATGCTTTGTTAAATATCTCACGAGAAACTGCGGCTCCAGCTCCAGCTACAACTCGGCCATTGGCCTTAGATTTAGCTACAACTCCTTGGAATGCCTTGTACAGTGCATCTGATCCACTGCCGACACCATTAAGGATTACATCCTCAATGTCGTTTCCTGCTTGTGTTGCCATCAATCTTGCGATGTGATCTTCTAGATCTGCACCCTCAATGTTGTCTTCTAGAGACTCAGTTGAAAGCTCCCAATCTAGGCGCAATTT